CCGGGTTGGGAATCGAACCACAAACAAAGCACTTAGATGTGCAGAGACCTCCTGGTTCCCGGCCTTATGCGTTCTCCACTACAGAAACTCCTCGTGCAAGAAATCATACAACTCGCGTATGCTTGCGTAGCTACAGGATTCAAATGACCTGCCCCAATTGTACATGTGTTCTCGCAGGTTAGGCGAGAGCGCATCCATGCCGTATCTCTCGAGTAAAGAGATAACGCGACCAACAAGTGGATCACGACCAGCGGCAAGACAAAAGGCCTGCATTCTACAGGTCAAGTCGAAGCTGTGAATCCCGGGTTCAGGGACCAGCATCTGAGCAATCCGCTTCTCAGGATCTATCAAACGCCAACGGCCATTTAGGTTCCTTAAACCTAGCCAATGGATACCAAAGACACTCTTGGTTGGATGAACCGAAAAAGATGTCGGTAGAAGGCGAAAGATAAGCGAGTTAAGCCTAAAATCCGCAATCACGTCATCTCCATAGCACTTGTAATTCTCAACCCCGCAATACTCCATCAACCATATCGACACCATCGTTCCAATAAGATGTGTGAAGCTTGAACCCGTTCGGATGCCATGTGTTAAAGGCTGCCGACTTCCATCAAACTCTAATTGGCCGGAGGTGTGATGGGTAAAGATCGAATGGATGAAAGTATGCTCTTCAGGATCGAAATGGGACTTGATCTCATCAAAAATGATCTCAATAAGCCAGACAGGCGGGGAGAGGTCAAAGCGACTAAAATCGATAGATATAGGTTTGCATCCCTCAAACTGCCGATCTATAATCTGCCCTCCATGCCTGTCCCAACTCCATCCCGTTCCCCAAACCGTGTGCGGATGCTTGGACATAGCCATTTGTAATGGATAAGCAACCATCTTCTCACAAATTGCAATAGGACCTGGAGAGACTTGAATGGGTCTCAGCTTGGGTGGGTCAGTTTTCTTGTGGATATGCGACCGGAATGCAACCCGATACGGATAGTCCAGACAAGGATCTCCTGACTCCAGC